CCGCATGGAGGGTGAGACGGATGACATGTATCAGTTCCGCGTCGGGAAGCAGAACCAGACGGAGTTCAAGAACGTCATCGCTCCGCTCACCCCCGGCGCGACGACCGGTGGGAGCACTGCTGGCAAGTCACCAACGGGCGACACTCCTCCCAAGTTCGACGTGTTAATGAACGTGAAAGACCCGCTCATTGACACTGCCGCCCAGAGCGCCTTGAAAGGAGCGCAGCAGACGGGCGAGCAAACGCAGAGCCTCTTCTCGAAGTATCTCGCCGAGATGACTGGCCGGGAACGCTCCGCCAAGAATCGCCTCGACACCGAGCTAAAGACCTACGACACGGCGGCGACGAACCTTGAGAAGTCGCTGGCAGAGAACCTCAAGCAGCAGGAGGCGGGACTGGCCAAGGCACGGGAGGTCAACCTGCAAGCTCTTCGTGGGGCTGACGAACGCTACTCCCTCGGAATGGGTCCGCTTGGGACGGGCCGTAGCGGCGAGCAGGAACGGACTTTTGCTGATTCCTACTACCGGGCTGTCCTCCCCTACGAGCAGCAGATGGCCGCACTTGGCCGGGAGAACATCGGGGCGGTCAACGCGGCACGTTTGCAGACGGCTCCTTTGGCAAGGTCGGCTGAACAACAGTATCTCGCATCGCTTATCACCCCAGCACAGGCTGCCAGCGCACTCCGCAGCGATGAACTCCGCAACCTTAGTGCCGCCAGCTCGTTGCTGGCGAGCAATCGCTTCTACACGCCTTACTCGGATGACCCTCGGTTGATTCCTAATTTGGGTGTCCCGCAGGCGTCTTACCGGATGCCAGAGATTCCGAACTACTCCGCCTACCCGACTCCACAGGCGCGTTACCTTCCGCAATCTGAGAGTGTTCGCGCTCCTCGCAGCCGCGCCAGCGGGACCGCTCCACGGAGTCAGGCTGAGATTGACTACCGGAATGACACTGGCTACTGGCCGCAGGAAGACCCGAACTTCAACACCATGCTCTACGAGAGCTACGGTGGCCGGATTGGTGCGCAAGGCGATTCGTTTGCTGACCGCCGCGCCCGCGAAGTGGCGATGGCACGTGGACGGGCGGACATCGCCCGCGAGCAATGGATGGCCCCACCTCCCGCCTACGACCCTGAACTGGAACGCGGTTACTACGAGTAAAGCCTATGTTCGTCTTTGGAGAAACCCCCGCACAGGCAGCCCGTATGGGCTACGACATCGCGCAGCAGAACCGGCAGGCACTCACCCGCGCCAACGAGCTTGGTGCCGACTACGCTTTTCGCACGAACCAGCTTGAGAACGCTGCCGCGCAGAATATGGCGGCGTTGTCCCGCGCACAGCAGCAAGAGCAGAACCAGCTTGCGCGGGAAGCGTTCATGTTCGGCGAGCAGCAGAAGCAGATGGCTCGAAGGGATGCGATGGCGAAGCTGGAATTCGACACCAAGCGCAAGGATGTGGAGCGTGAGTTCGCCTTTGCTGAGAAGCAGTTCAAGGCGGACGAGATGGAGGCTTCCAACGAGGCTGAGAACACTGGGATCACCCTTGCAGAAGCTCTTGCCCGACTCAACCCCGCAGCGGCAGAGGCGCGAAGGGCGCGTGATGAAGCGGCAGCGGCGGAGGCGGCTATCATCAACAATGCCCGCAGGATTGGCTACGGCTATGACGAGGCCAAGAGGAGAATCATCGGCAATGGCCAATACCGCACTGCTGATGACTACAACCGCGAGTTGGGCGAGGCGCGGATGAACCTGAAAGCGGCTAAAGAGGCACTCATGCCGATTGAGAGCGAGCTTGCGATTGCTGAACGGCAGGCACGGCAGTTCAAGTTTGCCATCTCGCCAGAAGCTATCACCGACATCACCCGCAGGAAGTCCTACAAGATTGGTGCTCCTGTGGCTATGCCGCCTCCTACTCAAACTGCCGCACCTCGGGTCATGCCGGAGATTCCGGGTCCGCTTGATGATCGGGGAATGCTGTCAGCGGCAGCTCGCTACATTCCCGGTCGGGTGTATGGCGGGAAGCGATATTTGGGTGGACCTCCTACGGATCGGACTAGCTGGCAAACCGTTTCAAACTAATGGCCTTTGAATTCACACCCCCTCCAGTTGACTCACTGGAGCCTGAAGCATTTACTCCACCCCCGCTGGATTCACTGGAACCGATGACTGAGCGGGATAGTCGTTGGCTCAAGCTGAATGCCGAGCGAGAATCTGCCAAAGTCGAGCAGGACATTACAGATGACAGCTCTGCCTTACGCCGAGTGGTGGCCGATCCAGCTATCGCGCTGGCCAAGGGTGTGATCAGTGTTCCTGAAGCAGCAGTTGGTCTTGCGGACATTGTGAGCAAGGGCCGTGCTGGTAAAGCTGTTGAAGACGCTGGCTTCAAGTTTCGTGAAGCGAAGGACATCCTCTCCTCCTACCAGACAGGGGAGCAGCAGATGGCACAGGGTCGAGTAGCGCAAGCTAAGGGATTTATCCCGACGGTTCAAGCCTTGGTGGAAAACCCGACGGTTGCTGCTGAATCCATGATTGAGTCGCTTCCGTTGATGTTTGGTGGTGGCGCACTTTCACAGGCAGCCCTGAATGGCGTAAAAAAGCTCGGGCCTAAGTTTGCAGCGTGGGCAGCCGGTGCGTCCGCCCCGGTTGTGGCTGGTGCTGTTGGCGAAGGTGTTGTTGGCGCAGGCTCCGCTGCGGAGAACATCCGCCAGCAATCTCCCGACAGGTTGCTGAATTGGGAGCAGGCCGGATACGCTGCCGCAAGCGGTGTCGGAACCGCTGCGCTTGGCGTTCTTGGCGGAAAAGTTGCCCAGAAACTCGGACTGGAAGACATCCAGACTGCGCTCGCCAGAGGTGGCACCCAAGCAGCGCAGAAGGCGGCTCTTCCGAAGTTCAAAGCCATCGTCGCCGGAGCCTTGCAAGAAGGCGCGTTGGAAGAGCTTCCACAGTCTGCGCAGGAGCAGATGTTCAGCAACCTCGCTCTCGGCAAGCCATGGAATGAAGGTCTTGCAGAGGCAGCCGCTCAAGGGTTTGTTGCTGGTGCTGCTATGGGTGGCTTTGCGCAGCTCGTCTCGGGACGTGGCCAGCCAGCAGCAACTCCTCCTCCGCTGCCTGCCCCAGCTCCAGCCGCGCCGGTCGCACCCACTCCCGCTCCGGCACCGCAGGTAGCCGCTCCTCAAGCGAGCCAGCGGGTGAGCGTTCCTATTGAACCTCCCCCGATGCCCAAGGTGAGCGGGTTGATGTTGAACCAGCCACTCTCAACGTGGAGCACCTCGCCGTCGTCTCCGAACATCCTCGCTCAATCGCCTGACTCTTTTGGCATTGGCAACAAGGTGGTGAAGCTGTCCCAAGCTGGCGGCGGTTTCGGCAAGGTCGGCACTGTCACGGCGATGACTGGTCCGAAGGTGGACGGGAACCCCAACGCGACTGTCACGGTCAAGTTCGATGACGGGACCACCACTGTCAGCGGTTTCAAGGAGTTCGGATTCCTTGAGAACGTCCAGCAGGCAAAGGCCATGTCGGAAGCTGCTCGCGGCAAGCCTTTCGAGTTTCCGCTTCCCCCTCCGACTCCAAAGGTTGCTCTACCAGAACCACCGGCCAAGGTGGATTCCAAGCGCACCGTTCCGCTGGATGCTGCTGAACAGCTTCAACAGCGCATCAATGCGGCAAGAGCTGCTGGAGATGTGGCCACCGCTCGCAGGCTGGCTGCTGAGCTGGACCTGCTTGGCACTCCTCCGGCAGTCACCCCCAGGCCCCGCCGCACAGCCATCACCCCGGCAGCGCAGGCCGCAGCACCGAAGCGGACGGCGGCACTACCAGAAGCCCCCTCCCTCCCGGAACCCCTAGAAGGTCAACCCTACGACACGCGCCTCGCCACCCGCCCTGAAGCGACCATGCCAGCGCGTCCCGTGGGAGAGCTTGGCATCGAGCGTGGCAGGGTGTCGCCCGTGGACCCCGACTTGGCGGCTGCTGTGGAGGACATCCGTGGGGGTTACGCGGAGAGGACTGCTAGGGAGTTGGAGCGGGAGGTGGCGAAGGCTGCGCTGTATCCTTGGCAAATGAATCGGGCAGACTTTGTGGAGGAGGTCAACGCAGGTGGACCGTATAGAATCGCGGCTCGGAAAGGCTCAAGGAGCGACAAGGTGATGCGGGAAGCTGCCGCCATAAACCACAAGCAGGCAGTCATTGATGCGCTGGAAGCTGGCAAGCCCGTCCCTCCCGTAGTCCTCGCGGACTATCCCGAGCTGACGCAGAAGGGGGAGGCTGCTCCGGCTGCGGTGAAGCAACCCTGGCAGATGACGCGGGCGGAGACGATTGCCACCGCAAAATCGAACCGCTCTGACAGCAGTGGAGACGAGCCTGTGCTTGTCGTTGACAAGACCACTGGCAGTCCGGTCACGGAAGTTAAGCGAAGCCAAGTCGCCAAACTGAACACGAAGAAATACGAGGCTAGGGAACTTGGCGGTGAGCCGCTTCGGAAAGTTGATGCAGGTATAGACGATGGATGGATTGGCAACGTATTGCAGCGGCATAAACAAAATGTCGAAGCCGCCCTCCGCGAAGGCAAGCCCGTCCCTCCCGCAGTCCTCGCGGACTATCCCGAGCTGAAGCAGAAGGGGGAGGCTGCTCCGGGAATGGCTAGACGGCAGGAGGCTCCTGCTTCCAGCCTTACTCCAGCCGAGCGAGCTACTCCGGCTGGCCAGAAGAAGATGGCGTCGGAAGCTGCGTCAGTAGCGACTGTCAGCATCCTCAATAAGAGGGTCCGCGAGAAGTCGCCGGGAGACGCTTGGGACGACAAGCAGATACAAGCTGCTACCGGGAATCAATCCTTACTGAACTCCATTCGGGACGACCTCCTGCCTATCTACAACCGGCTTTACAAGAAGTCTGAGCCGACATCGGCTCCTCTAGTAGAAGTCCCCGACAAAGACCTCATTGCCAAGACTCCACCGGCGCAGCGCGTGGACATTGACAATGGAACCCGAGTGCAGGAGTTCCGAGTCAGGAAAACCACTAGCGCGGAGATGGGTGAGCAATGGTCAAACTATTACACGACTCCTTGGGTGGTGGAGCGCAGGACCGTCAGACGCAACCTTGATACAGGTGAAGTGGATAACGGCGAGTGGTCGCCCTTCGCTCGTGGTGAAACCCGCCAGAAAGCCATTGAGGATGGGCTTGGTGACACCACCTTCATGCAAGCTGAGAGCGTGGACAACACCCACAAGAAGGTCGTAGCGAAGGAAATGTTTGCGCAGCAGTGGCGGGTGGATAAGAAGAAGCGACTCGATGAGGCCGGTCGAGATGTAAGGCAGGCGGAAAACGCTCTGATTGCCGTCAAGGAGGATGCCAACAAGGCTTACAAGACAGCCCTCAAGCGAGCGAAGCTCTTCGAGGCTGCTGGCAAGAACGAAGCTGATCCGGTCAAGATCAAGGCCATCCAAGAGAAGCTCCAGAAGGAGTGGTTTCCAAAGCGAGATGCCGCCGAAGCTGCTCTCAAGAAAGCCAACGAGAACACGAAAGCCATCGAATCAGAAACCCAACCTCCCTATGCCCCTCAAGAGCAAGCGTCAGTGGAAGTTCTTCGCAATCAACCACCCGGAACTCCTGCACAAGTGGCAGAAGGAAAGCCCGGTGAAGTATCGCAGGCTGCCGGACAAGGTGAAGCGCAAGCGCAGCAGGGTAGGGTGACTACGCCCGCTAAAGGCGCGTCAAGAAAGCGAGTAAAGCAGGAAAAGCCAACAGCAGCAGAGCGAACATCTGTGGACCCAAAGACGGACGAGTTGCTTGGCTCAAACGAGCGAGGTGAGCCGATCTATTGGAGCGACAATGCGAAGACACACTACGCAATTTCGGACGGAAGGATTCGCACCGCGCCGTGGACAGCAGGGCTTCCAGAGAGTGCTCTCAAACGACTCGAAGAGCTAATTCAAGGGCGCGACCCACAACTCTCCCTCGGGCAAATCCCCTCCGCCCGCCCCGCCCAGTCGCTCTCCAAGATGCAGGTGGAGCAGGCGGTGCGAGAGCTATTCCCTGATAGGAGCACCCCGCCGAACTTTCAGGTCACGCACAACTACGGGAAGGTCTTCAATGGCCGCGAGGTGCGTGGCTGGTATGACCCCGCTACCGGGACGATCTGGCTGAACGCCGCTTACCTGCGCTCTCCTCAAGAAGCTCGGGCGGTGTTCGTGGAGGAAGCCTTCCATGCGATCCAGAACGACAAGTCCGTTCAGAAAGAGCTTTCAAGGTTGGTCGCCTCGCTCACCCCAGAGCAGCTTGCTGAAGCGAGGTCGGCTTACGGGAACATCTCCGAGGAACAGCTCCGCATGGAGGCCGTGGCGGATATTCTGGAGAAGCAGCAGTTGACGCAGGAACAGCGCGGGATGATCGCCCGACTGTGGGATGCCGTGCTGGGTGCTATTCAGAGGCTCTACGGAAAGTTCACCGGGAAGGTCTTCACGGAGAGGGATGCGCAGGATGTGCTGGCGAAGGCTCTGAAAGCGGCGGCTGCTGGGCGACGCACCAATGTTGGAGGGCAGACTATCTTTGCGTCGAATGCTGTCGTGGTGCCACCTAACAAGCGCGATGAGGCGTTCTCACTCACTGCCCATCATGGAACGCCGCATCAGGTAGATAAGTTCACCACCGGCAAGATCGGCACCGGTGAAGGAGCGCAGGTGTATGGCTGGGGGCTTTACTTTGCGGAAAACGAGCAGGTGGCGAAGGAGTATCAGAAAAGACTTAGTGGAAAGTGGACTGTTTCACGGGTTCAGAACCCGCGAACAGGAAGGTGGTCTTGGGTGGCGTCAGAAGGTGGATTGCGTGGGGCAATCCATGAATTTACCACTGAGGAAGAGGCGCGTAGGTTTGCTTTTGGAGGCGGTTCTACCTACACCGTCACCTTGAACGTGGAGCCGGATGAGCTGCTGGACTGGGACAAGCCGTTGAGCCAGCAGAGTGAGAAGGTGCGGAAGGCGATAGTCGCCGCTGGAGCCGCGCCGGAGTTGATGGCGACCATGGAAGGTGCGCAAATTTACCGGGAGCTGATGGGTGGAATGTTCGCCTCCGACTTCGACTATTTGAAGGGCGAGGCCAGAAAGCGCACGGAGCGGCTGGTGTCCCTCGGCATCAAAGGTATCCGGTATCGTGACCAAGGCACACGGTTCGCAGTGCCGCAGAAGAACTACCACATCATTCCGGCGAAGCAGGGAACCAGCTTCATTGTCAACCGTGGAGTCAATGGCCAAAGGCTTGGAGAGTTTCCGTCTTACGAACAAGCCGAAGCGTGGGTGCTCGCACAGCCTGACTCAAACCAGCCCACCTACAACTACGTCATCTTCAATGAATACGACATCAAGATTACCCACGCCAACGGCCAGCCGGTGACAGTTAAAGAAGCGCAGGCTGAACAAGCCCTATCAGTCGGCCCCCTCCAGAACCAACTCGACCAGCAATACCTCGCAGCGGTCCAGCGCGGCGACATGCAGGAGGTGCAAAGGCTGGTGGATGAAGCTGCGAGGGCTGGTGGATGGAATACTAAGGCATACAAGTCAATGCCTGATTCCGACTGGAGAAACGGGGAGCCAATCAATGTAATTGATTCCACTAACGGGCCGTGGGCTGGCTTCTTTACGGATTCCAAAGCTGTGGCTGAAAGGTTTTCCAGAATAATGCGGCATCCAGTGCGCACCGCCTTCCTTAACTTGGGAAGGGTGTTTGAAATTGATGCAACTGGAAAGGCTGCTGGTGAGCTTCAATTCGACATCCGTGACGATAGCGGGCCTTACAGGCAAAAGAACAACAAGGTCGCCCTTGATGCTATCAATTCCGGGGACTATGACACAGTGGTTCTCAGGAATACAGTTGACGAAGGGACCGTATTTGTCCCAATCAGCTCGAACCAAATAAAGTCCGCCGACCCCATCACCTATGACGACGCCGGAAACGTCATCCCCCTCTCACAAAGATTCCAGCAGGAGTCGCCGGACATCCGGTATTCGCTGGGTGGGCCAGTCAAAGGAATAGCCAATGAAAACGCAGCGTGGGAAACTAACCCGGCAAGAGTGGCGGAAAATCTGCGAGGAAGCCCGCAAGTTTTACGGACCTCAGATGAGCAAATTAACGAGGTTCTCACTCGTGCCAATGAGCTTGGTGTGGCCCGTGAAAACACACGAGCAGAACAGGCCAAGCGAGAAAACCAACTGGATGCCGATGTTCTCGGATTACGTTCTGGCTCCAAACCGTCGGCTGAACCGTCTTTTTCGCCGGTTCGGGTATTCCTTTCGACAGATACAGTCAATGCGGCAGCCGGGAGAAACGCTGCGATTCTGGCCAATAGACTCCTTCAGCGAGAAGCGGGCAGTCAGGACAATGCACCACAGGATATTCTTGGGGGCGATTTCATATCAACCCTTGCTGGGAAGTCCAAGCTGGTCTTTACGATTCAACCAAGGGGGAACTCGGCACAAGCAGAGACATACTACGTCCCCGGCGTTGGCCCGGTAGTGGTTATCAACTCAGATGCGATTGCCGGATACGACTTCTCCAACCCTTCCGCTAGGGCAGCCGTGGATGGTTTTCTTGCTGAGGAAATCATCCACTCAGCCGCGCTTCAGGTCGCCACCGATTCCGATGTTGAAGCGGTCTGGGCATCACTTTCCGACAAGGAGAAGAAGGCCACCGAACGCAGCTACAACCGGCGCAAGAACCTTAAGAATCTTACCCCCATCACGCTTGGCCACGAATACCTCCGCATGGTCATTCAGGAGCGGATGTTCGGGAAGACCACCGAGCAGGTGGAGCTTCGCATTACAGAGCCGGTAAAGAAGTTTCTCCGCAAGCTGCTGAACTTCATCAAGGAGGCTTTCGGGAAGAAGCCTGAGAATGACATCGCTCGGCAGCTTGTCTCCCGCATTGAATCCGCGCTGAACGGCGAGCTTCCGAGGCAGTCGTCCATCATCCCTTCAGGAACCTCGCTGGCCACCAACATCTCGCAATCCGACGCCACCGAAGTCCAAGGCCGCGCCATTGAGCCTTCCCTCGTGGCTGCTGCTTCACGAGCCGTGGCAGACCTCGGCAGAAAGCAAGTTGAGGAGTTCGAGCAGGCGGGCAGGCAGCTTGAAGGACTGGCCTACGAGAGCAAATCGTTCAGGGATGCACGCTCTGAGCTGAACAATCTGGTGAGCCTCCATGAAGGTAGGCTCCGGCAGCTTCCACAAGACCGCGTGACGGATGACATGCGGGCGAACATCCGCGATGGCGTCTCCATCGAGAACGGCCAAATCGTTGTTGGTGATGAGCTGGTCACGAAGCTCGCTCAGATGGGAGTCCAGTTCCGGCCTGAGCTGGTGAAGGCCATGCAAGCGGAAGTCTATTTCGAGCAGCAGGCGCGGAGGCTCGTGGACAACCTCGGCAAGCTGGCCACCCTGAAAGAGCTTCTGGACTACTACACCCGCATCAAGGCTCCGGCAGATGAAATCCTGAAGCTGGACAAGCTGATTGCCGCTAAGGAGAAAGTGGTGGCAAGCCTCACGCCAGCTACCACCGACCGTGGCCGTGGACAGCAATCCATCGGAGAACGTGCTGGTGAGATTGTCCTTGCGACCGCTTCCAAGGTGGAGCTTCAGTCGAAGCGTGATGCGCTCACCTTGGAGCCAGTGCAGGAGTTCTTCGGCAAAGGCATCACCGAACTGCGCGACCTGTCGGAGAAAGCTAAAGCTGCGGCTGACCTGACTCGTGCCATGATGGATTCCTCCACGTCCATCTCCGAGGTGGCACGCCTTGGGGAGATTTACGACAAGTGGGCTTCGTTCGATGCGACCGTGAAGGATGCGTTGAAGAAGGGCACGCTCACGGATGAGCAGCGGACTTCCGTTCTCACCAGCTTGCAGCGGTCCTTTGATGAGTTCGATGTTGCGAAGTCGCAGATGGACGACCTCTTGAACTCCGAGGAGAAGGGGTTGCTCAAGGACATCCGGCTGGCGGAAGCTGACATCGCTGATGCCAAGGTGACGGAAGGCATGTCGGAGATTCTTGTCAAAGACGCCCTTAAAGCCGCCAAGGGGGAGATGGGGTTGACTGGCACTGTTGGGGATGCTTCGCGAATTGAAAACGTCGAGAAGCTCACCGACGCCATCACCACGCTGGCAATGAACCTGGGGCGAACGCTCGACCAGAACCGCTGGCTATACGACTTCCTGATGGCTCCCGGTGCCATGCCTGCCTTTGGGGCGAACATTCAGCAATCCCTCTTCGTTACCGACACAGCCCTGAGAGAGATTCTGAAGGTGGTCCAGCAGTCACCATCCCTTGCGAGTGCCATCGTGACGCTCACCGATGATGCTGCGGCGAAGCTGGCGAACAGTCCGCCGAACCAGATGCAGTCCATTGCTACGCTGGCTACCAGCGGGAACCCGGTGGGGATGGCTTTGGCAGCGAACCTCACCAGCCAGATTGTCCAGCAAGCCAACGCGCAGGGCACCAAGGCGAACGCTGCTAGGCAGACCGCAGCACGGCAGCTTGCCCAGAGTGTCCTTCGACTGCGCACCTTGCAGCAGGGTCAGGCGTTGTTCAACCAGACCGCCAACTCTCCGGCCTTCCAGCAGTTGCGGAGCGCGGTGGCTGCGGGTGCTTCTGAAGCGCAGAAGATGGTGGTGCTCGGACCGACGGGTCCAGTGCTGCGGGGCTTCAAGTCTGCCGCAAAGGAGTATCAGCCGGAGCTGAAGATCAACGTCGAGTCAGATGCGCTGGAGCTACAGAAGACTCGGGACAAGGTGTGGAAATACCTCCAGAACGCCGAGCAGTATGTCGCCGACTACGAAGCGGCTGCGGCTCTCCATGCAGCGAATCCAGCGAATCCTTCACCCTCACAGCTTGGCTTCGATGTCGCCGACTACAATGGTCTGAAGCACGCCATTGAGAACGACATCTGGCCGATGTTCCTGAACATGGGCGACATGGACGATGCTGCCAGAGCGGGGCAATACCTGACTCCTGTGGCGGTGCGGAAGCTGATGAAGGCTCCCATGTTCATCAAGGAGGTCTTCAGCCAGTATGAGCAGATTGGCAAGATGGTCGGAGGGTTTGCTGGTAACACATTCCGCCAGCAGATTGCCAAATACAAACGCGGCTACCTGAACGCTAAGAGGGTGGCCTCGCAGTTTCAAGACCTGCCCAAGCTGCAATCGGCTGCGATGCGGTCGCACAACATCAAGAACGAGGAATCCTACCGGAGACTCTTCAACGAGATGGCGCATTACGGACGCCTCTTTGGCTCCCCGCTGAGGACTGGCTTCAAGCTGCCAACATCACAGCAAGTCGTCACCAAGGAGGACATGGAGTTTCTAAAGCGGACTCTGGCCTTTGAAGAGAAGCTTCGCAGGGAAGTCACCGAGATTGATCCGGTCACAGGCGTTCGCTACATGCGCGGCGGGAAGGAAATCACCCGAAAAGGTTCCTACGTCGGCGACGCCGGTATGCCGCGCCACCTGAACCGTGGGGCCACGCGTTTCATTGCGGATGTCATCAACGCTTACGCTGATACTCCGAAGGGGTTCACCTCTTCCACAGACCTTTCCTCCAGCAGCACAGATGAGGTGGTCAAGTATTGGAACGAACACCTCGACACGCTCAAGCAGCACATCCTCGACAGCACGCGCACCGACCGGACCTTCAAGCAGTCCGCCGAGATGGCGGCTGCGGAGAAGCGGATTGCCGCACGGTGGCTGGCCGGGAACATGGATCAGGTGAACAGTGTGCAGGACTTGGTGGACCTGATTGCCGCTGAGATTCCTGTCACGAGCGGGAAGAACCCGCTGGACACCGCTCGGGAAGGACTCAACAACGAGCTTCTGCAATACGTCAGCCATGCACAGCGCATCCAGAAGGAACGCGCCGACGACAACGCAAAGAACAGCGGACTCTCCATCGCACTGTCATCCGACAACGAGTTCACCAAGCCTGCGGCCAACTTGGAACTGCCGTCGGAATACTACGACTACGGGGCAGTCAGCGGCATTGACCGCATCACGGCACTCTCTCGGGCAAACCACTCCGCGCTGGTTGACTTCGCCAACTCCCTCCGGCTTGCCATCACGGAATTGCAGAACCGGGTTGACCGGCTTAAAGAAGCCAAGACAGACAAGGATCGGGCAGCCATCTTGGAGAACTACAAGGGCAACCCGCAGGAGATGCAGGATGTGCTGGATCTGCTGAAGACCTCCTTGAAGAACTTCGAGGACAGCTACCGGGCGGGTGGCCCAGACATCGTGCCGACAAGGCTTGGGCAGAAGCTCTTGAAAGCGATTGTCGGAAGTGTTCTGGCCAAGTTTGAGCTTGCTGCCCGCAACCTTTCCCAAGGCCAGATTCAGGTGCTCACGAATGCGTGGGCGATGAAATACATGAGCGCATCACTGGCTGCATGGAAAGCCCTGACGAATGTTCCCCGTGGCGTGGTCAACACGGGCTACCTCGTGGCGCGGAACATTGCTGGATTTGCCGACCGCCGCCTTGGACGCGACCCGCAGTTTCAGCGCACTCTCAAAGGTGCTGTGGACATGCTCGCGGATGGCATCTTCAAGTCTGCCCAGCTTGCGCTCCTGAAGCCTCGTGTCGGTGCGAAGAATGTGCGGGCCAGCTTTGAGCGCGTCAGTGACCTTGGCTTCGATGTCAGTGATGACTGGTGGCAGGTTGCCAAGCAGGCGTGGGCGGAAAGCGGTCAGTTCCGCAATCAGCTTGAGATGAACGAGGCCACCAAGACCCGCACTGGTCGTGCGTTGCATTTCCTTGAACGCATTGCGAACACTGGACTGGATGCCACCAACGCCTTTGTTCGCGGCAGCGTGCTCGAAGCGAGCGACCTGAACATGAACGCCCTCTCGCTTGGCTTGGTTGGCAACATGGAGAAGCGCCTTGGAGAAGTGGCGATGGTGTTCGGAAAGCGGCTCACCGATGCTGGTGTCACAGAGATTGATCCGGCGAACCCGGATGCGATGCTGAAACCCAACGAGTGGCTGCCTTCTCTGAACCAGCAGACCGCCGTGAACTCCTTGGCAGAGGTCCGCAAGTTCCTCGAAAGCAGCGCTTCCTCGGAAGGTTTTCAGTTGGAGAAGAACCTCCTGCAATACTATCAGGACACGATGGCTGGGAAGCCTGCTGAGATTTTCAACCAGCGAACCTTTGATGCGGTCCAGCGGAGCATGATTGCGGAGAACAACGCCGCGCTCCCCACCAACCGTGCCAGTGCTGGCCAAGCCTCAACGCTCTGGCGCACGCTACTGACACTGCAAGGCTATCCCGCTGACGCTTTTCTGAAGCTCCTGCGCATCTCCACTGGCGGATCGCGGGACCGGAAGAAAGTGCTTCAAGCCGCGAGCAAGATCACTGCGGCTCTTGGATTCGCCGCCATCGCAATCCTCTTCCAAGGTGCAGGCGATGCTGGAAGCGAGTGGATCAAGCGCAAGTTCCAGGGAAAGCGAGCCGACCGGCCTACTCCATTGGACGCAGACTTCTACACGGACCCGGACCACCTGATGCGGGCGATGGGTAACTATCTACTGTTGAGCACATACTACTTTGGAGACACCATCAGGGGCGCTTACGGATTTGTTGATGGAAGGTCAACCATTGATCCAAACCAGAAGGTGTTCGCTGTCGCCACTGTCTCACAAATCCTGCGCGATATTGTGAGCGGTGCCAAGATTGCGAAGAAAGGCGGCAGCGTTGAGGAAGTCCTCGCACCACTCCGTAGGTCAATCACACGGCTCACCTTCGGAGCGCCTGAGCTTGAATACATGCTCGGCAAGGAGCGCGACAACACTGAAGCAGCCAGAAGGGGCATGATGGAAAACGCCAAGGCTAAAGGCTTTGAGCTGCCAGCACCCGGCTTCGGGGGCACCGTCGGCCTGACGAACATCAAGCGCAAGGCTCTCAGCCAAGCCGTCAGCGACATGGACATCGCCCAACGCAAAGGCGACGCCGAAGGCTATGCCAAGGCGAAAGCCGCCGCGCAGAAGCAGCTCACCGAGCTGGAAGCATACTACCTCAAGCAACGCCTCGAAGCGGGTGACTCGCCCGAGGTCGCTGCCAAAACTGCCAAGTCATCGGTCTGGTCGGATTATCAGGACAACAACCCTGTCACCGCAGCTCTTGGCGGGAAGCGCCCGACAGCGGAGCAATACAAGCAGCTTGTGGAAAGCTCCACCGGGGAGCGTGGTGAAGTCATCCGCCAAGGCATCAAGGCGTGGCAGGACGGGGCGCAGGCGCTCTTTGGCAAGCCGGGTAACATCACCAAGGAGGATGTCGCCGAGAATCGCCCTGGGGGCACCGTGCGTGAGCCCTCCTACGGGCGCGTCTCGCTGACTGGCGGGGTGTCGGGCCGGATGAAGTCTGTGGGGGTTTCGCCTAGCCGTGGCCGTCGGGCGAAGATTCGCCGCATCAGCCTCACGGGTCGTCGTCGGAAGATTAGCCCAATTAGGAGCCGCAGGAAAAAGATTCGCCGGGTGCGATTGACGGCTTGACAGCCCGCCAAATCTGGCGGATGGTTTGAGTAAGTTGAAAACTTACGGAATGCCAATGCTTAACCCTCAAGAAGAAATTGATGCAGGTATTCAATATGAGGAAAATGGGGCGAAGGCTTGGAATGTCATGGTAGAGCAGTGTAATGGGATGATCAGGGGGGCGTTTGTGTATGCAAACTCGATTGAATCGGCTTGCGAGATTGCTCTCGCGTCTAAGTGTGACGAAGGCGAGCGAGTTCTTAAATGCAATCCAGTAAGCGTTTTCACAGCAAAGCGCCTCGGACTACTGAAGTGAAGTAGTGGCGGAATCGCATACAAACATGAAAGTTCCATTCAGCTCAGAATACTTTGAAAAACTGGAAGCGGAATACGTCGCTGGAAATAAGCAGATCGACAAAGAGAAAAAGATTGCCGATAGAGTGCTCTTCCTCCTTTCAGATCTGAAAGTTTCCGAGGTTGAGAAAATCTTAATTCATATTGTTCTTCCAGCCGTAAAGAAGAATTCCAAATTCCGACCATGCAAGACCCCTACAAACCACGCGGCCTGACGAAACTCTGGGGCGACCTCCCCTCAATGGCCAAGGCGCAGGCGAACAGCGGGAAGAAGAACGCTGTGGCATCCGCTCAGAGATTCACCCGGATGTGCCCCATCTGCGGGCTGATGTATGAGCGCTCCAAGCTGTTCACCGCGCCGGAGCTGAAGATGGCTGAGTGCAAAGGGTGCAAGGAGAAGTTGGCCGATGGGAGCGTCGCCTTCATCACCACCTCGCGGAGATACGCCATCGTGAAGTTCAACCCAGCACTGAAAGAGCGCCTCATGGAGTTGAGCCATGTGGAGAACCTTCCGGTGGATGATGCGGTGTTCATCGCCAAGCTCGCCAATGCAGCTCCCGGTGGGACTGTCACCTTGAACGACGACGAGATGAACGCGCTGGAGAAGTTCCATGCGCAGGGGAATTGATATGGAATCTTCACAAGGAGGGCTATCGGATTGCCCGGAGAAGTGGCGTTCTGTGCAGCACATAGCCAGTCGTTTGGGGTATGAACTAGTGACTGGCATGAACCCACCACTCCACGGTGTAACTGTCGGCTGGAGAGGGCATGGCACAACCTTGAGCGACCACGGGGAATACTTACTATTCCACTATCACGGCGGGAACAGGACAATACGAACAGAGCGCCAACTTCGTCGAGTGACAAAGTTTCTCGACTACTCATGGCGATACAACGAGTGACCATGCCAACCCTCCCACAAGTCATTGACGAGGTTCCTCCCTTCATCGTCGCCGCGATGGCGAAGGTGGACCGGAAACCCCTCTCCAGGAGCCAGCTCGCAGAGCGTTCCGGCCTGTCCTTGCGCATGGTGGAGCGGTTGGCGGTGAAGACCTCTTGGGAAGGCGTGAACGTGGATGTGTGCGGAGCTTTTGCCGACGCTGCCTGCGTGGACCTCTTCAAGCCGTTCAAGGTGCGGAGGTTCCTGCTGGCTGCGGCTGTGTCGGAGAACCCGCTGAAACACCTTTCACCGGCTGCTAGGAAGACTTTTAATAGGTGCTTGGAAAAGTGGATTAAGAGGCAACTGCTATGAACAGACTGAGCGACAGCGACAAGAACTTCGGGCCATTCACACTAGGCAAGTGGCACAAGTCATTCTCTGCCTACATCAACAGCGGTGGCGACGAGGGACGGGAGTCCTACCTGATGCTGACCGCTTTTGGATTGGCCTTGAGGATTCGTGTTTTCGATTGGTTGTGCCGACCGTGGCGCGAGAAGTGGGTGGAGTGCAACTGGGACGCTGAGACAGTTAAGCGGCTTGGCAGCAGTGGGTATTGGAAAATCCACGAACGACGATTTGGATTCAGCCTGTCCGACATGGGAAACGGCTACGACTTCCTTCAGTGCTTTTTCGGGCCGCAGACGCACGACAGCTCGACGACTAAAAGCTGGTCGAAGCATCTGCCATGGAAGCAATGGGACCACGTAAGGCACAGCCTCTACACTCCAACCGGAGCGCACTTTTACACCGAGCGTCGCGGTGCAGACTTCAGGGAGTTTTTCGATAAAAAGGAAGAGTGCCCGAAAGTCCACTTCGGATTCGAGGACGCCGACGGCGAACTAATCGTGGCGACCTGCTGCATTGAGGAACGTGAGTGGCACAAGGGGTCGGGGTGGTTCAAATGGCTTCGCTGGTTCTATGCACCGAAAATCTGCCGCAGCTTGGACTTGGCTTTCAGTGCGGAAGTCGGTCCTGGAAAAGGCTCATGGAAGGGTGGCACCATCGGCCACGGAATAGATATGCTTCCCGGCGAATCTCCCAAGGAAGCATTTCAACGCTACTGCGCGACAGACCACCGGCACAAAGGGAGACAATACAATCTTCGGTTCATTGGGGCGTGCAATCCACCTCCGCCACGCCACCACCCGCAAGATCCTCAACTGGAAATCAAGAAGCCATCACCCGAGCATCCACCTGAAAGCGACTGAGCGTGAACACCGCGCCCACGGGCGGAATCACCTCGCCAAGATCGTTCTTCCCGATCACCGACAACTCGAAGTAGAGGAAACGTCCGCAGTAGTTGAACATCCAATTCTCCGACTTCACCGGCCTGACATTTGCAGCCAAGTATTGAGCAGTCGTCCGGTCGTCTGGGCAGCGGATCTCCTTGTCAGTCATCCGATGCCAGAGCACCTCGCAGGAATCCCCGTCCGTGGTGAACTCCGCCTGCCATTCCGGGGCGAAATCGTCTGTCTCATACCCGAACGCGAGAGGCTTCAGGTAAGGATTGGCGTCTCGCGCCTGATAACTGGTGCCGATGCGCAGCCGCCAGTAGTTTGAGTCGCCGAGCAAGTCCTGAACGGTCGGCTCCATGAGGAACTGCCGGATGGACTTCTCAAAATCCATGTTCCCCAGCGGGAACATCCCACGAACGATGCTGAAATAGCCGTCGTTGACGTATTCCCCGACGAACGGGACGTAGTTGCCGAGCGAATTGAACGAGCCTTCTCCCGTGGCAGCGTTCTCGCAGCGTTCCCGGCTGTAACTCGTGCCGAGCTGCTTGATGGAGTAGTCCTGAGCGGAGGCTCCGATGAAAAGCTGCTGCTGATTGCACTCAGCGCAGAAGTCATCAATGGTTTTCCCGCCGATGTTGGCGCAGAGGGAGAGAAAATCGTCGGTGCAATACTCATCGAGCCACTCATCGAGGGTCTGGCGGCGGTCGCTGCGGTAGTTGGCGAATACGGTGAACCCGTGATCAATGATGTCGGCGGTATTGATCCGCAGATTCGCCTGAATGGTGCGGAAGTTGAGGCATCCCTCACCGCTTTTCGGCCAGGACCACAGGATTGTCTTCAGGTTCGGCCAGTATTCACCCACAGGACCAGAGCAGCAGCTCGTGTCGAGGGTGTTGATGACCAGATTCGAGGAGCGCCATAGCCATTCAGGCTGCTCAGGCTCGGCCAGATAGACGTTCCACTTGTAGAACGCATCACGCCCAAGCCAGTAGAGGTTGTTTCCGTCGCTCACCAAGGACTGCGGATAGACGAGGCACTTGTCCCGGTTCGTTGGCTCGGTATAGACGCGAGCAAACCCGAACGAGATGCCATTCACGAAGCACCGATAGATGCTCTTGTCAGTGAAGATGACCAGATTCCCCTGCAACTCCCGCGCTGCAAGGATGGTTTCCGTGTAGGGCAGGTCTTGAAAGTTCGCCACTGTGGCCGCTGAAGGCACCCACGTCAGCGGATTGTTCACACCGCTCCACCGAACGCGGCTCGTGTAGCGCGTGCCATCCTGAACCACGTTCATCAGGAAAATACACCCGTTGAAGCTGGCTGCGACCGCTGCTTGGGTCACTTTCAGCGTGTTTAGGTCGGCGACTTCGTTCAGGGCGGAGTCGCCACAGCCTGCCGGGAGGGTTCCCAGCGTGTAGCGCTGCGGCTTGTCGGAGTTGTTGGTGAAAATGACCGTGTTGCCAGCCTGCGCCACGGACCACCGAAGTTGGTTGCTGGTGTTCCCGGCACCGAAATCCCTGCCAAGGTAGGTCCAGTCCCCGCTGCTCTCGCTCAGGATGGCGAGTGAGGAGCGATTGCCCCGGATGAGCTTCCTGACACCGATGTTGTTGGTAGCCTCGTAGAGCAGCGTAAAAGGCTCCCTGAGAGGCGACAGGTCCAAACAGTCTCCTTGGTCGTGTCCATCCTGATTGACATAAGGCGAGGCATCTGCGAGCAGCCGCTCCCATCCGTAGCCTCGGGCGAGCTTGTCATTGTCGTCCACCATCATGTTCAGCTTGAAGCGGAACGAGTTGGCGGGTGCATCCTCCGGGTTGGAGCGCGAGTCCATCGGCCCAAGGAGGGGCCGCAGGATGATGGACTTGTAGGGCGTGGTGGCCATTACACAACAAAGCCCCAGTAGATTTCCCCTTGGGGACCACCGTTTCCACCAGTGGCGAACGGAAGTGCGCTTCCATTGGAAGCGCGGTCGGAACCTCCGCCCGGATAATACGACCCGTAGTAACCTCCAGACGGCACACCCGGATTGGTTCCCTGCGGCCACCGCCTAAAATAGTAGTCGGCTCCCGTGTAGCCACCATTACCACCGCTGGCAGCGCTGCCAGCAATGCCGGTAAATTGAGTGACGGCTTGGAAGTATGTTCCGTTATATGTGGACGAACCGCCAGCCCCACCGGCACCATTGTAAATTCCACCACCACCACCAGCCGCACGAGCTATCTCAATCCAAGGATCGCCATTTGCAGCTCGGTAATACAGCACGGCGTCCCCACCAGCCGTTCCGTTTGCAGAGTTTCCACCTCCGGTTCCAGACGCCGTAAATTCAGCGTAGAACTCATTTCCAGCAGCAACGCTGACTTCACCAATCAGCACCCCACCGCCACCAGCACCGCCACCAGCGTTTGTAAGGCTGCCGCCACCGCCACCGCCACCAGCGCCGAAAAGCGAGAAGACAAACTTTGAGAATCCAGCCGGAACGACGTAGGGGGATGCTGGATTGATATAGGCAGCTAGTCCGCCAAACGTGTAGTAGGTGTAGTTGTAATAACGCCTTCCAGAAGCGACGTTCGACTTTGCGCTGAAATTTCCAGTCCCGTCGTGCCCGACCACCCAGTAATAGAGGATGTCGTTATCGCTCGTTCCAGAGAAGTCGTAATCAAGAAAAAGAATGTAATCGCCACAGTCGTAAAGCTGCTCACCTGAAACCGGCAGCCATTCAACCGTCGCATCATCCGGCTCGGTTGGAGCTAGAATAAGAGTTGCTGTGGCTGGGTTGTTGACAGTGTTCCGATAGACAGAGAACGAGGTAACTCCGGTCGGCTTCGTCCACCGCATCCGATACGCCTCACCATTGTAGTGGCGATACGCGATTGGCATTATCAGGTCCGCTACCGCAGTTAGCGATTCAGATCCTCCTCCCGTGGTTGAACTTCCACCGCCACCGCATCCAGTGGCGCACACGCGGTTTGTGTATGCGGTCGTAAAAGTCCCATCCTCGTTGAAGATGTAAGCCTGATTGTCAGAGGTCATCTGAACCACTCGGAACACCTTTGCAAGCGCCTCGCAAACGCTGTCGCCTGGGTTGACTACTTGAGCTGCGAATTCGGATGGGGGATGAAATGGCATTACGCGCTTGTAGTTGAGGATGAAGCCGACCCGCCACCACCACCTCCGCAGTTGGCGCTGCAAATCAGATCGGTAAAACCTTCAGTCAGAGAACCGTCCTCATTGAACTGGCAGGCTGTGTTTTGGTATTGAAGGGATGTCCACCCAAGAAGAATCGCCCTAATCTCAGCGCAGGTTGGATTCCCCGGATCGGCAGGGGTCAAATCTGCATACTGCGATGGAAGCGGACAGGACACGCATGGCCACTATGCCACGTAGCCTTTATCGTTCAAGTCCAAAACCTCGGCATCCCAAACCGCTCCAGATACTCCTCCAAAGACCGCGTGAAGACCCTCTCTGCGAAGACTCGCTCAATCTCGATGTTGGACTGGTCGTTTCTGAATAGGTCCATCGCAATCTTGAAGTCCTGTGCCGGGAGCGCGTGCTGGTGCATCTTCGCCACCATGAACGCCGTGGCGTCTTCTGGAAAGAGCGTGGCCGCAATCATCAGCTTGTTGTAGAGCGTGGCGGCAATCTTGTAGGTGTAGGTGGTGGCGGTCCTGAACTGGTGCCCTATCCGAACATCCGTCATCTGCCTGCATTCACCACCAGCCAGCCAGACCTTCAGCGAGAGGTAAGGCTCCGAGGAACCCCAGTGGCGAAGCATCCTCATGCCACCAATCTTGAAGAAGAGGCTGCGGGGCATGAAGTAGGCGGCTCCCAGGACGCAGGGTATCACGTCGTTGTTTGCCGGGTGCCGCTCTTTCGGAATCCACACCGGCTCAATGAACTGCATCAAGTGCGGCTTGTTCTTGTTCGGCCCGAAGAAGTTCAAGGTGGCCCCGTTGTAAGTCTTGCTCTCCGGATTCATCTGCATGTTCTCCGCGTTCAGGTGGACGCAAGTGCAGCCCCAGAGGGTGTCGTCGCTGGACTCCAACCTTTCAAGCGCCTTCTCATACCACCCCGGCTCAAAGCGCATGTGGGCGTCTATGATGAGCAGATGCTTCCGGCTGGCCATCGTGGCGGCGATGTGGCGGGCTGGCCCTACCCCAGCTCTCCCGTGGACGGTCCTGAACACGACGTTCTTATCGTCCAGTTGAAGGGGTTGGTCGGAGCCATCATCCAAAACTACCACTTCAGGAAGGTCGCCAGCCGTCTCCCTGATGGAGCGAATCGTGGCGTTCGCTTCCTCTTGGTCGTTCCGGCAGGTGATGCAGACGGAGATCATGCGCTCGCCGTGGAGTTTTTCACAATCACACCACCGATGAATGCGGTAAATGCTGGCGGGATGCACTCCTTTAATCCCTCACAGCTCATCCAATCTATGCCGTAAGCTGCTGGCGCGTTTTTTACGCTCTTAGGCTTCATTCCGAGAGCGAATCGCTTCTCCCTACTCGCCTTGCTTGCAGTCGTAACGAGCAGTGGGATTTGCGAGTGGTCGCACGCGCTCGGCGCTGCAATGTGGAAGTTTGTCTCAAAGTAGCGGTGCCGTTGCGTCCGCAGTCCAAACATCGAACCGCAAAGCATCACCGGGTTTTCTAGTTCGTGCCGTGCGCCAGCTACGTTCTCAATGACGTATGGCTTCCCAAGCTGTCGGAGCATATCCCGCAGTTGTGGAATCAGCTTCGGATATTTGGGCTTATGAGCGTCCGGCGTCAGGTGGCTGTATCCTTGGCACGGCGGCGAGGCGTGAACAGCATCGTATTCACCCCCATGTTCAGCGAGGTATTCCAGCGCATCATCGCACACGAAAGCGAATGGATAGCGAGGCTGCTGCTCAATATCAATTCCAGTCACGTCGAATCCGGCTATGTGGTATCCCATTCCAGCACCACCCTCGCAACAAAACAGGTCCAGCATCTTCATCTTTGTGCTCACTGCTTGCACCTCCTCAAAAGGTAATCCCTCGCAGCCACCATCTCCAGACGTTCCTCCACCAACTCCTCGTAGCGTTCCTTCTGCTCGGCATCCCACTCGCCGCACATCTCCCCTAGAGCAGCCGCTATCTGCTCGTGCTCATGGTCTATCTCGGACAGAACTTCTGCGACGGTGGATTGCAGGGTGAGTTGGTTCATGGATGCGCTTTCAGATATTCCCGCGTGAGCTGCCAGTAGTCATGCTGCCAGCGTGGATGCAGCGTCACCTTGCCGCGTTTCGGCATGGCCTTCATCACGAGACGCTTTACGGTCTGCATCCCATTGAGCTGCCCCGGTCGGTCTGGCCCCGTGCGGGAGATGTTGCTGGAATGCCAGCGGTAGAGGAATCCGGTGTCCTCCGGTCGGCATTCCACCCGCGCTCCACCATGACGATTCGCCAGCAGCCGCCTGAAGCCCTTGTCCTCCCCGGAGTTCTCGTGCGGGAACCCACCAACAGACGCCCAAGCCGACTTCCTGAAAAGCGACTGGTTGGTGGCTTGCTCGGCCATTCCGATGATTCTCCCGTTGCGAAGACAGAAGCGGCGGTCCTGCCGAATCCAGTCCCGGCCTTCCAGCCTGGATACCAGCCATGAGAGGTATCCCGGCAGGATAATGTCGTCGTCGTCGAGGTTGAGGATTAACTCCCCTTCACACTTCTCAATGCACTTGTTCCTGGTTTCCCCGAGAGTGGCCGGTCTGGAGTAGGCATTGATAACGCGAACACCTGGAGCAGTGCAGACCAAATGCTGCCGCTCGTAGGTGTTGTAGATCACCATCTCCTTGCTGGGATAGTCCTGCCGGAGAAAGCTCTCGATGGCTTCTTCCAGCATCCCCGTGCGGGCGTATGTGAGCGTGGCGCAGGAGATTTTCACTTTGCGATTGCTACAGGGATTACGGTTGTTGAACCGCCAACCCGGACCATCTGGGTCCATTCTTCCAGCGTTATTCCTGCCGGGTTTCCGGTGTGGCGACACCAAGTAGAATACGCTTTCGGAAACTCAACTCGGTTGCGGTATTCGTTGACGCCGATCAAGTAGAGAATGAACATGAATATGCAGACAGTCAGGCACAGGTTTTCTTGGCAAAACTCTACAAAGAACTTCACCTCCGATTTGAGCTTTTCAATTTTCATAAGTTCGGTTTAGAGCTTGTTGCGCAGGAGCTTTTCACAGCTTGGCAATTTCTGGAGCAGCCACCTCCACAAGCCAATTTACAAGGTCCGTTGGATAATCGAAGTCGCGTGATTTTCCGGGAATATCAACGTAGCGGTCAAGCGGGGTTGGGTGTTTTGGGAATGGATAAATCTCACCGGGGGAAGCCTCCAATGGTAATCCGTTCCAATGCCGCAACATTCTCCAAGAGCCGCCAACCGTCTCCCCCCTTCCCTCCATTTGCAAAACGGCTTCCATGCTCGATTTCCAGCGAAGCAGTTCGGATTTTGCGCAAAACGATGCTAGTATTTCGTAATAAGCAATGTTTCCAAACCACAGGCTCTCATCCCGACACAGCCCGCAGATTTTGTCCACAGCAGCGTTTTCAAAGAAAACATCTCCGTGAACAAACAGCACGTTTCCGCTACCATCCCATAGCCGTTCCGAAGAGGCAAACTTATCGGTGTTTTTATCTCCCGGAACAGGCTTGTGAATGGTGGCCTCATTCGCCGAAAACCCATCGCCAACTATCCACACTTTTCCATGCTTGGAAAACTGCCGCACGGTTCGGTGAAGCAGAGGCTCTCCAGACACATTGATCAACTGCTTGGGAACGCCGGTGAAGTTTCCCCACCGAGAGCCAAGACCCCCACACAAAATTAGAATCTTCTCGATCATCGGATAAGCATTGCTGGGTTAATGAACACCTTGCCGCCACGCTTTCGGATAGCTTGATTGAACGCTACGTGCTCCACATCTCCTCCATGAAATGTGCTTCTCATGCTGTATCTACACCCATCTATGGCAGACGTTCTGTAGATGCCGAGCCCGTTAAAAGCCGACTCAACCTCAATCGGTGGCAGGTGCCTCGGTATCGCTTTTTTGTGAGTGTGGATGAATTTATCTATCGCCTCCTCACCACTCATGGAAGACGGCCTACCATGAACCATCTTCCAGCAATCGTATGGACACCACTCCGAACGCAGTGCCCAAATGTCGTAATACTTGGTTGTGTTCGCAGTCATCGCCGCCCATCCGTCATGCTTAAAGCTGCTAAGAATGCTTTCTGTTGGAATTGGCTCCTGGCATATCCCGTCCATATCCAGCACTATCAGAAAGTCCTTCCTTTCTTTCCACAGCTCGTCTAGGCAGGCGTTCCGACACTCCGGCAAACGCTCCGTCCTGCTTTTTAGCCGACTAGCCATGCCGTCAAGGTTGACAACCCTTCTGGAATCGCCGCCGCTGCTCCACGCTTTTAGGGCTCCCAGAGTTCCATCCTCGTTGTCATTCGTGACAACCACATAAGAAGCGTCTTTGAACAACCCACCTATAGAGGCGAAGTTCGCCAAAACGCCGGGAAGATGTTTTTCAACGTTCCGCGCACAGCCGCAGACCTGAACAGAGTGTTTTGATGTATCTATCATAAGGCCCACTGGCAAATTTCTGGAAGCATTCTTGCACAGTCAAAACGTGAAGCGTCTGCACGCTGCGCCGCCGCATCGCGCTCCACAACATCCCATCTAACCCTCTTCACTTCCACAACAGCAGCATCCACATCGCTCGCCTCGAACCGCTGCAAATCCAAGACGTAGCAACCGCAGGAAGCGGCCTCCAACGGGCGCGGCATGGAGCGATCAATCTCACCATGCCCGCTCCTGAGATTTATCACACCGCAAAACGCATTGTATAACGCAATGAGCATTTCAGGGTCCGATTTCGGACACTTCACATCAACAACCAGCCCGTGATTCTTCAACGCCTTCAGAATTGCCATCCGCTGCTCACCGTATGCTGTTCCAACAAACAGGAACAGTTTTGTTCTATCCGAAAATTCGGTAGTTTTGCGACACTTTTCAAATGCGAATGGGAACGCTCCAATCTTCATGGTTGGCAACCCGGTCAACTGCAACTGCCTGTATTCCTCCGAATTTGCGCCCCTATCAAATCCGACAAGATGCGTTGCACACGCCACCGCGTTGGCAAATTTATCACAGAATTCAGGTCTGGCCCTTTTCGCAAATACTAGCTCATTGGCTAGAAGTATTCTCTTTCCTCGAAGAGACTTAAACGCAGACCGCTTTTCAGCAGAGTCAAAAAGCCAGCCAAGTTGAGTTGTTCCACCAAAGAAAACACATCTCGCGTCGCTCGCTCCACATGCAGCGATCACCTCAGAAACATTGTTGTGACCACTTTCGATAGCAACCCCAAGGCCGCGCTCCACTATCACGTCTCCAACCCACGAAGAGCACGACGCTGGCTCATTTGCAGGGTAAATGAAAACTATCACAATGGAAGTCTGGCGGAATTGACTTAGGCTAACATTCCTGAAATGGTTTCCCCAGCGTCAATCATTCGCGCATGTTGGTTGATGTTAGCACCGGGCAGGCTTGTCAGATGGACTGCCCGGTGCGTTCCATCTAACCGCCAGCTTTGGCGGGTGTCAAGCGCGTTTCTTACTTCGATAGCGATAGTAGTAGATCGTCTGCGGGATGTTTCCTTGGGTCCTCAAGAAGGGTTGAACGCGCTTGCTGAAGTCGTGGTCTTCCCCGAAGCTCTTCTCGGGGAATCCAGCTCGCAGCGCCAAATCGCGGCGGATTGCGTTCAGATGGTTCGGCATCCTCCAGTAGATGCCATCCTTCTCGTGCCACTCCTTGCAGGTGACTGTGTGGATGAACGGCTTCGGGTTCTTCCCGTCGGTGGTAATCTCACCGCGCAGCTCGGCGCAGTCCGGCTTCGAGTGCAGAGCTTGCAGGACGAGCTGGACGTAGTTCGCTGCCACCTCGTCGTCATCATCCACAAAGGCGACGTATTCCCCTCTGGCCCGCTTCAGCAGCGCATTACGCTTGGCTCCGATGCAGACATTCTTGCCGCGATTGTCGGTCAGAATTTCGACTGGGAATCCGCGAGCCTGCTTTTCAAGCGATGCCATCAGGCGACGCAGAAACATCGCACGCTCTGGCAGGGTGCAGATGAGGATGCTGAGAGTGAAGGGGCTCATTTGGGGAAGCCAGCAGCCTTCCTCCGCTCGTAGTTCGGTTTGTCCACACACCACAAATTGCTGTTGCGAATGAATGTGGCATCCTTGCCTGTCTTTGCCCACTCGTGCTTGAACAGGCATAGCGGAGACTTGACCGATTTGCCATCCCTCTCAGTCACATCTTGGAACTCGTTATCGCAAAACTCCGAACGATACGAGGGGTGGTAGATGTAACCCCACGAGTCGATCAGCTTCTTCCCCGCTATCGGCATCGTGTTCAGGCCATGCTTGTTAAGGCCGTCGTCGAAGTGCAGGCAGCCGTCCAGATTCGGAAAGTGCTTCATCATCAACTGCTCGATGGTGACATCGTAGTTGCGCACCTGTGGCACCATGTCGTCGGAAGCGAGGATGAGCACGTCGTAGTCGCCCAACTTGTCGAAGTTCGCGTTGACAGCCTCAATCTTCCCCTTCGACGCGCCGGTATAAACCTTCATGTCACGCTGCCGGGAGATGAACGCCTGCACGTCGGCGGCGTGCATCGTCCGGTCGTCCTCGTCAATGGACACCACGAAGCGGACCGGATTGCGGCGGGAAAGGAATGCCCGATACTTCTGCACCTGCCGGATGAATTGCCCCGGCCTGCCCCTGGTGGGATACTTGATTACGAAGCGCATGTTGTTCTGTCAGATACTTGTCGTTCCGGGCTGTGCATCGGTCGCATCTAAACCGCCCGTCTTGGTTTAGCCGAATCTGTAGCAGGTCGAACTGGTCGTGGCAATCAGCGCATTCGTTCAGCGTCTCCTGCTCGTCCACTCCAATGATAGGCACTCGAAAGCCGTGGAATGGGACGAACGAAATCTTCATCAGCCTGACGTGGTGCTGGTTGAATCCCCGCCAGTGGTGCTGGTGGCGTCTCCGCTGGTGGTTGTCGCCACACTGGTTCCGGGCGTCTCGCAGGGGGTTTCTATGATTCGGTCGAAGCGCATTTTGTCTTATATCCACGCATGGGTTCCATCATCATACAAGGCCAGCGTCCACACTGGAAAGAATTGAGGCGGCGGACTAAGAACTCCAGTTGAGTAGTTAGTGGACGGAACCGCACCGTGAGCTGATATTGTAAAGTCAACCGAAACGCTTCCTCCAGTTACGTTCGCAAGCGCATAGGTATCTGGAGTCGTGCTGTATTGGCCAACAAACGTATCGTTAAATATCAGATCGGGCCTTGTAAGGACAACCCATGTCCCGTTGAAAACATCCAGATTCCCAAATCCTTGAATGTTTAACCAAACTATTGCTGGGCTCGGAGGAGGTGCCTCTGTGGTGGTTGCAGTAGTGGTCCCCTCAGTCGTAGTCCCAGCAGTAGTCGTCACCGCAGGCAACTCCGGAAGCACCACGCAGCTACCGTCTCCAACAATCCCGTTGGCAGACACACCGGAAAGAACCACCACATCGCCGGGTGCATATTTGGTTCCCGGCGTGAAGCCGACCTCACTCAGAGAAACGCTGCTGCCATCCGAGCTGACAGCATTCACCTGACCAAGAATCCACTGGCCATCCAGCACGAACACCACCCACGTTCCCGTCACGACCACCGCTGGAACAATCGTCCCGTCAGGTCCGAGCTTGCTGCCGATGTTGAAGCTGTAGGAAAGCTCGTTGTTGGAGTTCGCTTCCAGAACCGTGCAACCGGATGTCGCGTCAGGCGGGTCGCACTCAATCTTGTGCGTGACGTAGAACTTCTGGCCGTTGGTCAGCTCGATGATGAGCTTGTAGAACTTCCCATTGCTGACCACACCAACCGACTCACCAAACAGCTCCCATGTGTGAGGGCCGTCACCGGGCTCGTTTAGGTTGTCCGTGTAGGCGCTGTTGATCTGCCCACCATCGTCGAGCACCAGAGGATACGACTGGAAGGCCACCCCAAGGTTTTCCACGGGGAAAATCTCATACTGCGTCGCCCACGAGCGGCCTGTAGTCCACAACCCGTCGGAGTCTGTCTCATACATCTCCAACTGCTTCACGACCGCGCCATCCGCAAAGGCGAAGTCCAACTGCCAGTTGATGTCAGAACTTCCGTCAGGAGTGAACACGAACCACTTGCCTGCCCGGTCAGTCGTTGTGCAAAGCACATCCAGCACGGGAGCGGAGACTGCCACGGTAGCGGCGTCAATGTAGTCGCTGGAGTTCTCCGGTGAAGGGCACACCCCAAGGAACGCCTTGGCGGTGATGTTGTAGCCGGAAGCCAACTGGAACGGCCCCGTGTAGCGGTAACTTGCCCGAGTCGGCTCTGTGCCGTCCGTCGTAAAGTAGATGTCCGCGCCATCCGTTGCCGACGTGATCGTGACCCACGTTGGGTAGGTGACAATCGCTCCCGCAGGCGGGTCGAACTCAGGAGCTTCGATGTCAGGGCATCCCGGCACACCATCTCCAGTAGCCCCGTTGCCAGGTGATTGCAGGGTTGCCGGAGTCGGCTCGCCGTCAATCGTGATGTCGGCCTGCCGCGCATTACTGCCCTCGCAGCCACGCACTCGGGTTTCCTCGCGGCAATCCCGCATGAGACCGCGCAAGGCCATGATCCAGTCCTTCTCCGCCTGCGCTGCCGCCACGTCGTCCCGCTCGTAGTCTTTCAGGTGGTTCCAGAGGACGTAGTAGCGCACGGCTCGCTTGAGCTGTGCGTTGTCCACCACGAGGTCGAGGTCGTCCCAGTCGGCTTTGATGCCGTCCCACTCCACAATCACCGTCTCAGTGCTCTGGAGCCACGGCGCAAGGTAGATGCGGCCCCGCTCCAGCGACCAGACACCATGCCGGGAGCGACCCCAGCGGGAATCCGTGGAGGCTTGCGGCTGGTAGTGATGCCCTAACGGGAGCGCAGGGCTGGCAAGATACTCCGCGTCCGTCGGCGTCGGGAAGTTCCCCTTCTGGCACGAAGCTCCGGGGAACCCGAACAGACCGCTGAAGTTGGCGTTCCCACCGCAGCTACTACACGAGGCAACCTGCTGCTGATACTTGAGCAGCTCGCAATGCGGAACCTGCTTGTAGTAGATGCGAGAACACCACTGGTCAGGGGCCGCCGCCGATTCAAGCTGTGTTGCCGGATCAATCTGGTCAATGACGGACAGGCGGCGAATTGTGTTGGCGATGCTTCCAGCAACCAACGCACCGGGAGCCTCCATCACGTTCAGCCCGCAGTTGTAGAACCGCGAACAGGCCCGGTAGAGCTGGCTGTTATTGTATTGGTAGCAGTCCGCCCAACGCTGGATCTCAATCAACGCTTCCGTGAAGAACTTGTTGTGCGGGAGAATCAGGTTCTCCGCCTCTCCCTGTGGCCACAGGAGCGGCTGCAACTCGGACTTCAGGTTGGCGTAGGTGTAGGGCACGTTCAGGCTGCTACAGGCTCAGGAGCTTCCGCAAAGCGCTGCTTGCGAGGCCGACCCAGCCGGACTGGCTTCGGAGTGG